ACAGTTGACGGGTTCGAGTTCGTCTTTGGTCTGGGCGGCATCCATGGCTCGATTGAGAACACGGTTGTTGAGTCTGACGATGAGATCGTCATCGTGGATCTCGATGTCAGCAGTTATTACCCGAACCTTGCCATCACCAATCATTTCTACCCGCAGCATCTGGGTGAGCGGTTCTGCGACATCTACAAAGATTTGTACGAGCAGCGTAAGCGGTATCCGAAAACATCGGCTGAGAATGCCATGCTCAAGCTGGCGCTTAATGGAGTTTATGGGGACAGCAACAACAAGTTCAGCGTGTTCTACGATCCGTTGTTCACCATGAAGATCACGCTCAATGGTCAGCTTTTACTCTGCAAGCTGGCTGAAGAGTTGCTGACTATCCCCGGTTTGATGCTCATCCAGGTCAACACTGACGGCCTCACTGTTGCACTGCCTCGGACTGGACTTGAGGCACTTGAGCGCGTGAGGAAGGAGTGGGAGACGCTGACGAAGCTGGAGCTGGAGGAAGCGGTTTACAGCAAGATGTTCATTCGGGATGTGAACAACTACATTGCGGTGTATGAGACCGGCAAGGTCAAGCGTAAGGGTGCCTATGAGTATGTGACTGCATGGCACCAGAACGCTGGCTGTCTTGTGGTTCCCAAGGTCGTTGAGAAGGTGCTGGTCGAGGGTGCGCCGATTGTCGAGACAGTTCGCAACTGGCCTGACCTGATGGACTTCATGCTTCGCACCAAAGTGCCTCGCACAGGCTACCTGCAATGGGGCCAAGATGTTGTGCAGAACGTGTCTCGATACTACGTTGCCGAGAACGGTAAGTCTTTGACTAAGTGGCTTCCGCCGCTCAAGGACAAGACCGAGTGGCGCAGCTTCGCAATTGAGAGTGGTTGGGGAGTACAGGTCTGTAACCGGATCGACGATGCGGTGCTGCCGGTAGATTACGACTATTACATTCAGGAAGTGGAAAAGCTGGTGTTCAAACTATGCTAGAGCGTGACATCGAAAAAGCAGTTAAGCGATACGCTGAATCAAAAGGCTGGCTGACTCGCAAATGGGTATCCCCAGGACACAATTTCGTACCTGACCAGATCTTCATTTCACCCACGGGTCAGGTGATCTTCATCGAGTTCAAACGATTGGGACTGAAACCATCAGCCGGTCAGTTGCGCGAGCATGATCGACTCAGGGAGCAAGGATGCCTAGTGTTCGTAGTGGACAGTATCGAGAGGGGCAAGGAGGTGGTGGATGCTAACCCCTGACCTGCTCCACGAGTATCAACAGAAGGCGGTTAACCATCAGTGTATGCATCCCCATTCAATGCTCTGGCTGGACATGGGTTTAGGCAAGACCGTCATCACCCTCACCAGCCTGTCTCATTTGCTCAAGGTGGGCTTTTTACGAGGAGTGATCATCGTAGCGCCTATCCGAGTTATCCGGCTTGTATGGCGTCAGGAGGCCGAGAAATGGGCACACACCAAGGATCTGACATTCAGCATGGTTATGGGTACACGAGATCAACGAACCCGTGCCTTATTGCGCCCTGCTGACATCTACCTCATTAACTACGAGAATCTCGGCTGGCTTGCCGAGACGGTGCAGACCTATTTCGTTAAGAAGGATCGCCCATTGCCGTTCAACGGTATTGTTTGGGACGAGATCAGCAAGATGAAGAACTCCAGCACTCAGAGGGTCAAGTCATTTCGCAAGATTGAGAAAGGGTTCGACTGGACAACGGGTCTTACCGGAACACCCGCCAGCAACGGTTACAAGGATTTGCATGGTCAGTTCTTGGTCGTGGATCGAGGAGAGCGTCTGGGTACGAGTAAGACCGCATTCGGCACTCGCTTCTATCGCAAGGTGGGACCGTTCAAAGAAGTGCCGTTTGAGGATACTGAGTCTACGATCAAGCAGCTCATAGGCGACATTACGCTTGAGATGAGCGCCGAGGATTACAACCCGCTACCCGACCTGATAGTCAACGATGTCGAAGTTGATCTGCCTGACAAGCTCAGAGCCATGTATGAGCAAATGGAAAAGGACTTCTTCCTCCAGCTCGATAGTGGTAGTGAGGTTGAAATGTTCAACCAGGCGGCTCTGACTAATAAGTGCCTCCAGTTCAGCAATGGAGCAGTTTACCCGGTGGCAGGTATGCCACTCTGGGAGCCTGTACACGAGCTGAAGCTGGATGCCTTAGAGGACATTATTGAAGAGGCAAACGGTAGCCCGGTGCTGTGTGCTTACACCTATCGTTCAGATGCTGAGAGGATCATGAAACGGTTCCATGAGCTTGACCCGATTAACCTGACCGAGTGCAAGTCCGAGCATAGCTTGACGACAGCGATGCACCGATGGAAAACAGGTGACTGTCGTCTGATGATCGGGCATCCGGCTTGTGTCGGTGAGGACACCTTGGTATTGACGGAACGGAATGGATGGATCAATATCGTCGATGTAGAGCAAACAGACAGAGTGTTTGATGGCGTCGAGTTTGTCTCACACGATGGGTGTTCGTATTCGGGATACAAGGATGTTATCGACATGTTCGGAATAACTATGACACCCGATCACAGACTAATGATTGATGGTCAATGGGTAGAGGCAAGAAATGTTCGAGATACTAGAGAAGGTAGGAACAAAGCGGCTTTCAAATGGAAAAGCGCTTTCCATGGTGAAAGTGAGATGTCTAACCTGCGGGGAAGAATCTACAATAATTCGACAAAATGCCGTGAAGAGCAACAAGCATCAAAGACAGCATTGTTCTTTATGCATAAATCAAACGTTTCACAGGCTGACAGGAACACGCATTTGGAGGATATGGCATGGCATGATGTGGCGAGCACGAGACAAGGCGGACAAAAATTACGGAGGACGTGGAATAAGTGTTTGTCAAGAATGGTCGGATTTCAACGTGTTTTACTCGGACATGTCGCCAACATATTCAGACGATCTCACCATAGAACGAGTGAATGTGAATCAACATTACTGCAAAGAGAATTGTGTATGGGCTACCAACATGGTTCAACAGTCAAACAAACGGACAAATCGATATTTGGTTTATCAAGGGGAAGAAATACATCTTGCAGAATTAGTCAGGCGAACAGGGATCAGCAAAATGATGCTCCGAATGAGATTGAATCGCGGAATGTCGGCAGACGAAGCTGTGGAAGATGCAAAGAACTCGCCTTATGGGAAGAGCCAAACGTCGAGTGCCGTAAAGCGTCGCGAAAAGCGCATGTCTATGACATAGTGAATTGTGGTCCAAGACACAGATTTCTAATCAAGAACGCTGATGGTGAAATGTTTATTTCACATAACTCAATGGCACACGGCATCGACGGACTACAAAAGAACGGTCACATCGTAGTGTGGTTCGGGTTGAACTGGAGCTTGGATCTGTATGACCAGATGAACGCCCGTGTCAGGCGTCAGGGTCAAGGTATGCCAGTGATCTGCCATCGCATCCTGACGCGCAACACATTAGATCAGGCGCAAGCATTGGCTTTGGAGGAGAAAGCCACCACTCAGTCAGGGCTGCGGAATGCAGTTAAAAATTATCGCTTGCAGAAAGGAAAGTAACGTATTACACTCGTTTCCCGTCAGCGTCGAAACTGATAAAGCCTCATGAATTAAGTCCCCGCCCATCTTCGGATGGGTTTCGACCGGGGACTTACTTGATGGGGCTTTTTTGTGCCCCGAGGAAAACGATATGAATAATCAAATCAAATTCAACAATCACCACATCAATGTTATTTTCGATGATGGTATGCCTCACTTGTGTTCCAGCGACATAGCCAAGGCGTGTGGCTATAAGTCGTCGATCTCAAGTCCTCTAGGAACCAAACAAATCGTGCGGGGCAATAAGCGATACATCCCTGTTGATAAGATCGATGTTGTCGCCAGAGCAGCGACAGGAACTCGTCGCGAATTGATGCAAGAACTTCTTGATGTAGCCCAACGTGAGTTCGTGTCGTCAATGCCGGTACAGTCAGCCCCACTGATCGGCGTATCGTTGGACTCTGGGTATCAGGTCGCTGTGAAACGGATCGAGGTGGAGAAGGAACTGATTAATCTTCAACTGGAGATGCTGAGTGTTCAGGCTGAAAAACTGAGTATGGAAGTCAGGATCAAAGACCTCGGACTAAAGGTGATGGAGCGAGAACACGAGCTTCAGTCGATCAGTCCATCTAATGTCGTCAGCATTGCAAGGGCTATCGGTCATGAGTGATCTCATCATCGACATATTGGACTACACCCTCATCGTCAACCCTGAATGGGAGGGCAGACTTAAAGCCGCCAAACAGAATCTGGCCAAGCGCACCATCCCCGCCTATATCGAGTTTTGCCAAGAGGTTCATGAGTTCCGTATGGACTGCGACGGCAGCCAGGGCGGCTCCGAGTTCAGTAAGAAAGGGTGCGAGTGGCTGGGGTGCAACTCTGGAACACTTTTCCGATGGGAGGCCGTTGGTCGCCGGGCGGACGAACTTCTGTCTACTAGACAGAAGTTACCCGTCAGCGAAAGGGCTATCGCGGACATCGCCAGTCTCGATGACATCCGTTTCCCCCAAGCCATGGAACGGCTTGAGCCGGACATGACGCAAAAACAGGTCAAGGAACTCATCAAGGAAGTGAACCCCCCAAGGCCTAAATCCGAGCTGGAGATTGAGATAGGTCATGACGCAAAAGCTCGACGGATACTCAAAGCTGTCAAAGAACTACCTCAAGGTTATCAGAGAGGCATTTGGCTCGAACTCAATAAACTATTCGAGGAGTGACTATGACCACCGCAATTCAAAACGAATGGGCGCAGAAGCTGGAAGAGTCCAGCGAGATTGAGATTCGTATGATGGCTGAGTATTGCATCGACCATCTTGAGGAAATGCAATTAGGTGTTCTGATGGACTATCTGAAACTGACACTGGAGCAACGATCATGAAAGAACTAATACTACTCGCAGCACTGTCTGACCCATCGTATGAGATACCTGAAGTACTGCCTGTAGCACCCATTAGCAATGAGGGTCACACGACCATCTGGCGCAATGGGGACTACACCACTATTACTAATGACACGGGAGATCAGACTCGTATATTCCAGAATGGAGATTTCACCTACATCACTCCACCATCTGGTAATCAGACTGTCTGCCAGACCATCGGTAAATTCACCTACTGCAACTGATATGAACGACAACGTAAACCATCCCGAGCATTACACTTCTCATCCTTCCGGAATTGAGTGTATCCAGATCACCGAGCATATGAACTTTTGTCTGGGCAATGCGGTGAAGTACATATGGAGGGCGGATCTT